AAAGAGTTTGAACAATTACTACAGCTAAAATACTCTGGTAGAACACCTGCAAACTATCTTTATCATGTAAAACTATTTTTAAACTATTCTGATAACGTTCCGTTAAGAGTAAATAATGAGGATATACTTAATTACAATATATCAATAAGAAATAAAAGCAATAGTTTTAGAAACGTGGCTATAAATGCTATAAAGTCTTATTTTAAGTTGTACCTTAGAAAGCAAGTTAAAGGTTTTAGTTCCATTAGACCACCAAAAGAATACAAAAAGCCAAAAGTATATGATTGTTATATTTTAAGTGAAAAGATACAAAATATAGAAAACAAAAAACACAAGGCAATACTAGCTTTATCTCTTTGCTGTTGGCTCAGAAAATCCGAACTTTTAAATATAAAAATATCGGATATTAATGGTAGCTTAATGACGTTGAAAATAAACCAATCAAAAGGCTGTAAAGATAGAGTTGTTATTATAAGTGAAAACACAATTAATATTTTAAGAGAATATCATAAAGAATACAAACCAAAAGAATATTTATTTGAAGGGTTAAATGGTGGTAAATATAGCTCTACGAGTGTAGATAAAATAACTAAGAAGTATCTTTATAAAGACATGAGATTTCATTCATTAAGGGCTTCAGGTGCTACATTTGCATTAAGTAACGGAACAGATCTAAAAACAGTTTCTAAAATACTAGGTCACAAACACATTCAAACAACGGAATATTACATTCCTATACTTTATAAAACTATTAAACAAGCGATATGAGTTTTAATGTCCGACTTACAACTATAAATGATTACCCAGAACTTATAACCTGGTGGAAATGGCATCGTTGGTCCAACCCACCTTCAATAGAGCTATTAGATAATCTTAAGTTTGGTATTATGGTTAGCCAAGGATATGAAAATATTTGTGCTGGATTCATTTACTTTACAAATGCACGAGCCTTCGGACTATTAGAATATGTCATATCTAATCACAAAGTAAAAAACAAAGCCGTTAGGAAAGAAGCTTTAAAACTACTTGTAGCATCGTTAATAGATATAGCTAAAAAAAAAGGAATGAATACTATTATTACTTTTGTAAAACAGCCTAACTTAATAAATACATTATCAGAGTGTGGTTTTATAAAATCTGCAGAAGGATATAGTAGTATGGTATTTAAACATAACTCTTAACCAAATTCATACTAACAGCAAACAATTCGTTTTGTAATCCACCACTACTACTTAATTCAGCTTCTAAATAATAACCTCTAATTTCAGCACCTTCTATACGAGCATTTTTTAATGCATATACAAAATTATTAACTATAGGTGTGTTTGCCAACGCATCTACAGTTATAATCCCTGTACTTCTGTCAATAGCGGTAATAGTGCCTAATTCTTCTTGTAAACCACCATTAATCTGATATAAATCATCACCTATACTTACAGAGTCATTTATCCTTGAAAAAGTAATTTGCAAAGTGTCTAAAGCTGTTATATTTCCTATACCAAAACTTCTGCGATTAATATCTGATGAACTTTCATTTTGCCTTAAATAAGCAAACCATCGACTTTCTTTTTGGTTAAATTCTGAACTAGATATACTTCCTTGACTTAGATTATTTTCAAAATCCACTGACCAAGCTCGATCAGATTCTAATACGCAGGCTTTATAAATCTTGTCTATTTGATGTGATTCGTTAAAAATAGTAGTAACCTTGGCCTCATAAGAAATATTATAAAAAATACATGTCGTAGATCCTGTATGATGTTGCCAAAGCTCACCATCTTTTATTGTATAAAACGTATTGTTTAGCTTAACTATCCAATCTGGCAAATAACTATAAAATGAAGTCCATCCTTTTACTTTTTCATCAAAACTAAGTGTATTACCATCTAGGCTTACAACGTATTGTCCTGTATGGTTATCGTAACCACCTAAGATTTAATTTAAGGTATCAGATTTAAATGCGTCTCTAAACCAATCACGCATACCAAAATTGCTAATAATTTCAATACCACTTCTACCTTTTCTTAACATTACCCCTCTTCTAGCGTCAGCCCAATACGTATAATTACCATACACAGCTAAACTTTCTGGATGCGTACTTATACCAAACTCACCAGCATAAGGTCTTATGTTCTTTAAAATATCTTCAGACTTAACAAGGTTTTCATTATTAGATTGGTCATATAAAACAGAACTGTCATAAAATACTTGGGTTACTTTATCTTCTTGGTACACATCTAAATCTGTATTCCATGACACCATACGCTGTATAGAACCATAAGCATCATCCAGGTCTTTAAAGTTTTTTAAAGATAAATTAAACTCATTTAAAGCGTTATAATTTGTGGTCTGTTCAAACACACCTCCCCAAGTATAAGATGCGATACGCTTATTCTGTCTATAATCCTCAATAGGTGTGCTGCTACGACTATCCATTTTCATGGTTCGCGCATTAAACTCATCACGTATTTTATAACTCTCAAAACCATTACCCCAGCTTATACAATTAAAAATTGGTAATATAAATTCACCACTCACACCATCCTCTTGGTCGGTATCATTTTCGTCAAAACCTAAATGATAACCTTCTTCATCAATAACATAAGTTCTTCCAATTTCAAAAAACTGATCTAAGTCTAAATCTGCTGATTCTATTTCTTTTTCAAAAATAGGCAACTGCTCTAAAGAACGAACTTCGATATAACTATCACTATATACGTCTCTACTAGAATTTCTACTATCTCGTCTCGATTTTATAAGCAAAATATCATATTCACCAGACGAATTGATTTCAATATTATGTGTAATTCTACCAAAATAGTTTACTTCAGTTAAATTTGCTTTTCTAAACCAGAATTTATCTAATGTCTGGTCAAAATCAGATTCAGCAGCGATTTGTGTATAGATTTCATCGCCATAGTACCACTCTTCTAAACTTTCATAATCTGCACTACTTATAAAGTCTAAAGTAAAACGATCTATGTCATCACTGTTCTCTTTTTTTGAGTAGTATTTTAAGGTTATAATACTTCCTATTGTTATAGTATCGTTATATCCATACAACGCGTAAGAGTGGTTATCTTCATCAGCAGAAAACCCTAGATTAACTTTTACTAACCAATTGTCATTTGGCCCATGACCTGTAGTAGCTGCAAACGTAATATCGACATCTGCATCTAAAGCTTGTGATGCACCTGTAATAGCATATCCTTCACCAGTATTATCATCCCAACTACTATATGTACCGTCAGTCTGCTGGGTACGCCATCTAAAAGTGTCTGTAGCACCTGTGCTAAATATCTCTATTTCATATCGTAAATCAGCACTACCACTATATAAAGAGTTGGCTGTAATATCATTTAAAGTGTCTCCTTTAAAAACAACAGAAACATGATCCAATCCTTCATTTGTCATACGGTCACTGTTCTCACTCTTGTCATAATCTAATAGTTCAAAAAAACTATAAGAATCCTCATCAAAACGTACATCTTCATTCAGTATAGATGTTTTTATATAAAAACCTTCTGGCTGACCACCATTATCCTCGCTTATAAAATCTTTATCCTTACGATCTACCTCTAACACTTTTAACTTAACAATGTTAGACTTTATCTCTTCAGTATCAGCTTTTACAATTAGAAAATCATTTTCCTTTACCTTATCTACATCACTAGCTTGGATATAAAAATAGATGTAATTTGTTTCCGTAAAGAATAAAGTAGGTACAATTGTCTCGTACTCTTGCTTACTCTCTTTTATAAAAAAGCGACAATATTTTGCAAAACACGGTGCTTTATTAGGAATAATAACTTTTATACGGTTCTGCAATATGGATTCATCATTATCAAAACGTATGGTATTGGTATCACTTGTTAACGGTGTAGTCATACGTCCAAACCCATCCAAATAGACTCTGGCAATCTCGTAATCTCTATTAGTTTTTAAACTTTGTGTAGCAGTACCTTCTCCAATAGCATCCTGTACTTTTTCTAATGTAAAGTCTGTAGAAAAAGGTGAGTCGTCACACTCTATAAGGTTATAGTTTTCAGTATAGTTTCCAAAAACAATTGTATTGTTTATTACAGCAATACTCTTTGCTAATAAAGGTACATTGTCGTAAAGTCTAAATAGTTCATCTGGTGGTAATAATTTATACTTTTTATTATTGGTAAATTCAAACGTTTCGGTACTATCATCTGCCCAACCATTTTCAGTCTTATTAAACGACTCAATAATATATACGTTGTTAGAGCCACTTTCTTTATACACTAACTCTATATCTGTAACCTCTGCACTTCCGGTATTAAATCCTATAGTAATACTATTATAAGCATTTACCATACTCTCATTAGATCCTGTGGCAAAACGATAAGAAAACGGTAAGCCATTAAACGCATGTTCACTTTGCGGAGACAAAGCACTGTACATACCATCTAAATACTTATAGCGGTAACTAATAGTGATAAAGCGTTCTTTAATGTGGTTTTCTTTATTACCTGTATCATTTAAGCTTAATGTTGGTGCATATAAAGGTGGTTTTTTGATTAATAATAATTGCTCTTCTGTAAAACCATCTAAGCCATAGGTTTTGGCACGCTCTATATTTATAAGCTTTGGTTGTGTATAATTGTCGGTCCATCCTAAATATCTGTTACCGTTATCGCTATCCACAATCAATACCATTTGCAACCTATGGTCTTCCGAAAAATCAAGTTCTGGTATTGCGCGCTCGTCTTGTAATACATAAGTCGCTGTACTACTGTCTACATCATATTCAATAACATAATTACCATTAGCACCTTTTACAGCCCAATAGATTTTATCTTCAAACGTATCAGATAGTGAGCCTAGTGTAACTGGGTCTGCCCCAAAATCTAAACTCGTTAATGCAGCGTTAGACAATACTTTTTCAATTGCACCAACGTCACTACCTTCACTATTAGCTACACGAATATTAGTTGCTGTGCGATATTGACCTTTTGGTAAAAGCCTGGCATCGGCATCCATGTTCATTTTTCCACCTACAAAAGTATTTCTTTCGGTTATCATTTGTTGTTTATATATACTAATAACTTGTTAAAGTCGTTCCGCTTTCAACGTTTTTAATAATACTATTTCTTACATATATATCAGCATTAGTACTTCTTATTTCTGCACCAAAAGAATCATCTGTTTTAGTAGCGCAACCATCTAACCACATTTGAGTTGCATCTGTTGAAGTACCACAAGCAAAATCCGATTTGTTACCAGCAATTGTAGAAGTTGAGTTATACGCTATACAATCTATATTTAAAGACTTTGCATTATTAACATCGTGAACATTTGGACCCTCATTAGAATGATATATACCATTTATTCTTAATACAATAGCATCAGAATGCGCTGTGCTACCATTGTTAATTCCTGTAGATGCACCATAGCCATTTTCAAAAGCTACACAATTAACCTCAATAGCAATAGTATCGCTATCATAATCAAACCCATCATCAAGATTTCTATATGCAGTGCAATTTTCTAAATAAACTTCTTTACCCGATTTATCGAATAGAATACCATTAATGTCTGAATAAATAAAATCGCAATTATAAAATGAATCTGTAGAGTCGTTGCCGCTTAGAAAACTAAAGCCACCTAAAATAGTAACGTTATCTAAATTAAACCAAGAAGAAATGGAATCAAATTTAAACTCCCTAGAATTTGATCTACCTGTTATTTTAGAAAGTGAAAAATGGTCTAACCACTCTTCAAACTCAGAATTGTTTTTTGGAAAATGGTGAATACCCTTTTCATCTTCGACAACTACATAATTGTCTTGAACATAAACTTTATTCATTTTTATATTGTATTTTGATAATAGACTTCTATCAAATTAACTGGAGAAGTTGTCCCATTACAAATTATTTTCTTATCCGCTTGATACCAAATTTGATTAATAGACAATGAGTATGGACTTGAATCTGAAACAGAAATAAAATCTAACTTTACACCATCAACATAAATGTCCAAAAATCTTGATGAAAGGTTGAAGCTTATTGTTTTTTCACTTAACCCAAAATCAGAACCAACATCAAGTGTAGCTGCAACTTCGACTCCATTTATAAATAGTCTATATCTATTTGAAAAATCTTCAAACTGAACCCTTACATTTCCATTATTTACAAAATCAATACCAATTGAAACTCCATTGTCTGCTGGCAATATAGTTTGTTTTACAACACAAGACAAGATAAAAGGTGTTCTAAGATCTAGGTTTGAGCTTATATAACCAGACCCTTGCGGCATATAAACACCGGCTGGAGAATCTTCGGGTATAAAACCTTGTCCAGAACCATTATCAAAACCATTAATGTGGGCACCGTTAAAAACAGTACCCCCCAACAAAGAAAATGGTCTCAAACCTTCCTCTGAATATTGATTTTTAAATGACCTTTTTAGCTGATTGAAAGACCTTGTTAGAGATCCATCAGAGCTAATTAAACCAAAAGAATCTTGAAAGAAATTTGGATCTGAATTTTCATTAATATGTTGAAATAAAGACCAACACATTGCACCAGCCGCTTCATTTTGCTCTGAGTAAAATACACCCTCCTTTATCCCTCTTTCTTGAGAGTAACTAGTATGGGGTGTTAGTGGCCTTGAACCCTGAGGTCTATCAAACTGGCCATTTTCTGGAACAAAACTCTCTTCACCTGGTGATTGGTTTTC